CAGAAAGTTTAGAATAGATTCTAAGGGAAGGATAGATCTTGAGAAGAAAGAGGAAATGAAAAAGAGAATAGGAGAATCACCAGACTTAGCAGATGCCGTTATATATTCATTTGCTGAGAATGGAATTAGTGATTTATCTTTACTGAAAGGAGGACGAATATGGGGTTAAAATCATTTATTAGTAGTCTCTTTAAGAAGAAACCTAGTGGAGAAATGATGAGATCAGAAGGGGGTTCTTATGGTGGAGTTTATTCTTTAAATTCAAGCAAAGTTAACTATGAAGTGGCTAGGCAGCTCTACAATAATACAAAGGATGATTATAAATTGGGAAGCTCATTTGTAAAACCTATTATAAATAGTACAGTAGGATTTATGGGAGTACCACATTTTATTACAGAAGATGAAAATGCACAGCCAATATTAGATGATTTTATACTAGATAATACTTCAAAAATGTTAAGGACCCATAGTAATGCTTTAAAATTAGGAGATTGTTATATATGGATTACTAGAGAAGAAAAAGAAAATCCTTTGTATCCAGATAAACCAGTAATGCTAATGTACAATATAATTCCTCCTGAAGAAGTAGATGATATAATTTTAGATTCAACGACAAAAGAACCTATAGCATATATCTTAAAAAGTGAACAGGAATGGACAGATTTAGAAGGTAATAAAAAGAAAGCTAAGATTAGACAAGTTATAACGGCAGAAAAGAGGATCATTGAGGTTGATGGGGATATTCCAGAAGGGATGGAACCAGGTGAAATACAAAATCCATGGGGATTTGTTCCCATAGTACATTTTAAGAATGAACCAGATGAAACAATGAAGTTTGGACAGTCAGATATTGAACCTATAGAGCCACTTTTAAAAGCTTACCATGATGTTATGATGCATGCTCTCAAGGGAAGTAAAATGCATAGCACACCTAAGCTTAAAATAAAGCTCAAAGATGTAGCAGGATTTTTAAGAAATAACTTTGGAGTAGAGGATCCAGTAAAATTTGCGAAAGATGGAGGTAAAGTAAATCTTGATGGCCATGAAATATTATTTTTAACGGAAGGAGAGGACGCTTCATTTGTAGAGGTTAATAGCGCTACAGGAGATGCTCAGATATTATTAAAACTTTTATTCTATTGCATAGTAGACGTATCAGAAACACCAGAATTTATATTTGGAGTCCATACCCCAAGTGCGTTAGCTAGTGTGAAAGAACAAATGCCAATAATGGTTAATAAAATAAGGCGTAAGAGAGAGCAGTTTACAGAACAGTGGCAAACATTAGCCAGAATGATTTTAATTATGTCAGCTAAATCTGTAGGAGCTAATTTTACTTCTTATAGCGTTACCTTGGGATGGGATGAGGTTAATTCTAAAGATGATAAAGAACTTGCTGAGACTCTTGAAAAAGTATGTAATTCTCTAGATAAAGCTTTATCAGGTAACTTTATTAGCGAAGAAGCAGCTGTGAACTTTCTATCTAAGTATATTGATACAATGAGTGACTACATAAGCGATGATCCAGAGATAGTAGGAGAAAGAGAAAAGATAATAAAGACTAAGATGCTTAGATATAGGCTTGATGATGCTGGAGGATTGGAGAATGAGAAGGAGGAGATAGAAAATGAAATAGGTAAGGTTGATAAAGATGAGTAAAGAAATTGATGAATTAAAATCAATAGCTGGAGATTATAAAACGTGGGCACTACAAGCTAGAAAAAAGTTTATAGATTTAAGACTAAGGCAAGATATAGAAATTAGAGATCTATATATAAAGCTTACTAGAAATATATCTAAAGAATTAAAAAAGGGAGGACTTTCTCCTATAAGTAAGAAAAAGTTACAACAGATATATAGTGCTTTAAAAAAAGCTGAAGACAATTTAAATGGTCAACTCACCATTAATTTTGAAAAGTACACTAGAGAAAATATAGAAGCTGCTACAGGATACTCAAAAGCAATTACAATAGATGTTATAGGAAAGTCCGGCTTAAATAAAATAACTGCATCTAATATAAATAAAGTATATTTTAAAGTAAATGAAAGAGCAGTAGAAGCTATATGGAGCAGAACACAAAATGGTTTATATCTTTCAGATAGAATATGGTCCAAAGCTCAAAAGTATAGAAAGAATATGGCTGATGTGATTCAAGCAGCAGTATCAGAAGGTAAAGATTGTACTAAGACTGCAAGAGCATTAGAACAGTATGTGCTAAAAGGAAAGAAAACACTAGCATCAGAATATCCAAATATGATGGCTAGAATGGGAAATAGAGTACCAAGTGATGTGAGTTATGAAGCTTTGAGACTTGCGAGAACTGAAATGACATCAGCTTTCGGCGAAGCTACTTTATCAGCAGCCAAAGTTAGTCCAAGTTGTAGAGGAGTTAAATATATACTTTCAGCTTCGCATCCAAAACCAGATATATGTGATGACATTACTGGAACTGATAAGCATGGATTAGGTATAGGTGTTTATCCTATAGATGAAGCACCAGTGTATCCATTTCATCCTAATTGCTTATGTATAACAACTACAGTGAATGAAAGACCAGAAGATTTTGTTCAAAGGTTAAAGAGATGGGATAGGGATCCAACAAGTGAACCTAGTATTGAAAACTGGTACCAAGATGTTTATAAAAAAATGAATAATATCTAATAAGTTAGGTTGCTTAGTATAAAGTCTTATAAATGAATTAAGGCTTTTTTTATTTTCTGAAAGTAAGTGAAATTACTCTTAATTATGCTTTCAGATTTAATTATATGAAAGGTGGTGAAGTAAAAATGTATATTAATAACGCAGTAGGTGAAATGTCTGAAACTTACGGAGAAATGGATTCTGTAAATGCTGTTATATCTCAAATAAAACCAGGTGATATTCCATTGGCACAAGGAGTAGATTTAGATTCTATGAAATCAATGGATAGTGATCCGTTAGAGATAGTTGTAGAAATACCAGCTACTAAAAGTAAACGAGGTTGGAATTATACTCCTAAAAGTTTAAAAGATATTGTAGATTACACTAATGAAAATACTCTTAATGGCTTTTTGGGGCATCAAAAGGCAGAGAATATAAGTACAGAGTTTGTTCCTCCAGCTACACATTGGATAGGCGCTGAAATGAAAGATAATAAGGCTTATTTTAGAGGTCTAGTTGATGCTGATGCTACAAACTTAAAAAGGTGGATAAGAACAGGTAGGATAAAGGAAGTAAGCATATTTGGCTATCCTAAACTAAAAAAAGGAGCTAAAGGAGAGATGGATGTAGTAGGATACAATCCATTATCTATAGACTGGACTCCTTTGCATAGACCAGGTATGCCCACAAAAATAGTAAGTATGGAAATGTCTGATGTGAAAGATCAGATAGGTGGAGAACAACTAGATGGTACATTCGAAAAGCTAAGAGAAGACTTAATGGATGCTGCTAAAGTCTACTTTAATGCTAACAATAATGGAAGTTATGTTTGGGTAAGAAGTATTAGATACGATGATAGCACAGTTATAGTTGAGTATGAACAGCAAAACTTACCTAGCAAGCTATATAGTATTCCATTTACTATAAACAATGATCAAGTTGTTCTAGGAGATAAGACAGAAGTTTCAGAGAAAAGAATATATGAACCTGTAACTACAGGGGAAATGAGTCAAGGAGGAAGTGAAAGTATGAATTTTGCAGAGATAATGAAGAATCTTAAAGGGTTACTACAAACTGGTGAAGTAACATATTCACAAGTATTAGGAGAAATGGGACTTACAACAGATAAAATTGCAGGAGAAATGGAGGATATTAAAGTAGCGGTAGAAGCGCAAGACACTTTAAACAAGGTAAAAGAAGCTTTAAATGTAAGTGGTGAAATGGATGTAGTAGAGTTTGCTAAAAAAGCAGGTGAAGCTATAGAGCATAGTAAGAAAGATGATCTTGCTAAAACAATTGATGAGGTTATTAATGAAAAAGTAGTTGGAGAAATGGCTCAAGGCTTAGTTAAGAAGATGCTTAAGGTAGAAGAAGGAGCAACTAAAGAAATCATAGCTGGAGAAATAGATTCTATATTAGCAGATGATTTTATAAAGAATTTAATTTCTAGTAATCATGTTGATATGCCAGCTGGAACTGCGACTCCAAGTAGCGGAGATAAAACAACATCAACATTAAAAGTAAAAAGAGCAAGTATTTAATAAGAGGAGGAATGGATAATGGCATTTAAAGGACAACCAGTACCAACAACATTAGAAACTATTGCAGGTTGCAAAATAAGTGATGGTAAATCAGTAAGAGTTGTATCAAGTGAAGCGGTGGAAGATGGCCATTTTTATTTAATAAATAATTTTTTTGGAATGGCAGTTCAATCAGCAGAAGCTGGTGAAGAGGTAATTTTAAGCATTGAGCAGGCTGAATATGAAACTGAACAAATAAATACTGAAGAAGCTTTTGCAGTAGGTGCAACCATTTATTATGATGATGAACACAAAAGATTAACTGAAACAGAGGGGATAAACAGAAAGGTAGGAAGAGTTACTGCAGCTAAAGATACCAATAATGTAATCTGGTTCATATTAGGACCACAAGTATAGAAAATCTAAAGGAGTGATTTAAAGTATGTCAGTAAAAATTTATAGTGTAGAAACGTTAAAAAGTGCAAGACGTAATCAAAGCATCGAAACTAAGGTTCCATTTATATTAAATGGACAAGAAATTGAAGTAGATAAGAAAATAGTTAATGGAGAGATGGAAACATTTGAACTCACTAGGCCTATAGGAGAAATGCTCAGAAGTGGAAGTTTAGCTCAATATAAAGATTTAGTAAGAAAGGTTGTTCTTGATGTTGAACTTGGAAGAGAACAGGTACCTTTACTTTACAAGCCTATATATGAATTACTATCTGATCCTAACATGCCTAAAGTCATTGATGCTAAATGGGCATTATATGGGACAGTTATATTTTCTGAGCATATGGAAGGTCAAGAAATTAAATTCGGTTCACTTCAAGCAGAACATGGACCAGTTGCTAGAATTATGACTTATACAGCAGGATTTGAATATACAAAAGAGATGAAGGACTTTAATGATAGTTTTTCAGTTGAACTCTTAAATAAGGCTATGGGTGAAGCATACAATGCATTACTTAATCATATGTATTTATCTCCAATTATAAAGGCTAATTATAAAGCTGATAATAAAACATCTTATCAGGGAACAGCAGAGGAAGATGTTTGGGTAAGATATTATAAAACTTTCAACAAAGCATTGAGTGATAGTAGAACTAAGAAGAGACCAGGAACAATATTATTAGCTTCAAGTATGGATAAAGACAACATAGAGATGGCTCTTAAAGGTGGATATCAAATTAATGGAACCACTTATCCAGCAGTTAGTGGTATTGATTCAATAATTTATTATGATGGTTGGGAAATAACAGTTGGAAAGAAAGATTATTCATATCCAGGAGTAGAACAAGGAAAAGCTTATTTAATAAGACCTAGAAGAGGATTTAAGGAATTATTGAAGAAAGATCTTGAAATTGAAGCTGCGTCTGGAGATCTTTCTAGGTTAGTTGAAGAGCAAATAGTTGGATATGCATACAGAGGACTTTACGCAGCGATAGATGAAAATGTTCAAGAAATAACTTTTAAATAATAATTATTTATATAAGGTGGTGGGAATATGACACCTACAGAAGCTACGAGAATTAAATTAAGATTGTTATTAAATGATAAAGATAAAAAATCATTTACAGATGATGAAATAGACATGCTATTGAATGAAGAGGACTGTGTTTTTTGTGCTGCAAGCCAAGGATGGATATTAAAAGCTACTATGTATGAAAATTCAGTAGGAGAAATAACAGAGTATAAAACAGGTGAAGAAAGCTATACAAGTGCTAATATAAAAGACTTAGTAACAGTTGCATATAAAAATGCAGATAGATATAAGTCCATGTGTGTAAATCAGTGTGGAAGTATTATATTAGGACTTGATACTGAGGTAAACATATAATTACACCTGAAAGAAGAAAGGCCGATATTTTAAAAAGTATTAGCCTTAATCCTACTGAAATTAAAATTAAGCAGATAGTTAAAGTTTTAAAGGATGGGTATTTCGATGAAGAAGAAAAAGAATATAATCTTACAGTTAGAATATATCAACAACGAAAAAGTAATATAGAGATATCTTCAGGTACTATAGGAACAGCTTATAAATCTAAAAGTTATGGTATGTTGGCAGATTATGAAGCCAATTTAGAAGTTGATCCGCAAAATGCTATTGAATTCAATAGTATATATGGTCATATGAAAATGATAGCAGTATATCCGCAGATAATTAAAGATGAATTATGTGGTTATCAAGTAGACCTCGAAAGAATAAGGTAAGGAGGTTTTTTATATGGGCTTTAGAGCTATAGATTATATTCAAAGAAAAGCAGCAGGAATGTACGCTCTTTGTGATAACTGGGCTAACACTTTAAGAGATGAAGTAAAAATAAATGCAAAATGGAAAGATAGAACATCTCATGCAAGGCAAGCTATTCATAGCGATGTAGAACCAGGTAATAATGAGTATACGATATATGTTTCCCATGGAGTTCAATATGGAGGGTATCTTGAGGAAGGAACACCACCACATATCATAAGACCTAAAAATAAAAAAGCGCTATATTGGAAAGGCGCAGCGCATCCAGTAAGGCAGGTTAATCATCCAGGAACTAAAGGATTTAAAACTATAGAAAATACAATGCTAGCTAATAAAGAAAGAATAAAAAATACTATTATAGATTATTGGAGTGATTAAGTATTAGATGAGAGCAGGAATTAGACAGCATTTAATAGATTCAGTTGCAGATCTTAAAGATTGTTATGAACCTACAGTACCAACTATGGACACATTAAAACCTTATGCAGTAATACTTCAAGGTTCAGATAATGACAATGGAGAAGTTATTGGATTTAAAAGAACTATAGAAATATGGCTATATGAAAAGAAAACTACTTTTAAGAATCTAGATACATTATCTGAAAAGGTCATTAAAGCATTGCATATGCAAGTGATATCTGATTTAGAAGTAAATGAAACTTTCACATGTAAGTTTGAAGAAGCAATAGGACAAGATATTATAGATGAAGAATGGAACGCTATAGCTAGAGGATTAAAATTTACTGTAATAGCATTACATGAAGAGGATCAAGTCAATACGGATCCATGGCTTGATGCTTTAAGTGAGTACACTAAGAAGATTATAGATTATAAAGTGTATTTAAATACATGGAAAAAGGATTTTGAAGTTCCAAGTATTCTATGGAGAGTAAAAGATTCAAGTAAGGAAAGAGAAAGTAATGCTGTTATTAAAGAGAATAAAACTCTAATATGCCATATTGCTAGTAACAATAAAAATGAAATTAATAAGTTACTGGAAGACATAGAGAATAAACTTACTTCTGATTTGAAAATACCTTTAGATTTGAAAGATAAGCGTTATTTAACTATAGAAAGTATCAATGAGGATAGAGAAGCTGATATGTTATCTAAAGGTCAATTAATAGTAAAGTTCTTTAGAAGAAAAATGATACAAATTAATGAAAAGCCTACTATCGATAAGATTCATAGTAGAGGTAATTTAAATAAGGAGTGATATTTGTGGATGATGTCGAAGCGAATGTTTCAGAGGTTATTGATGAAAGCAATAATATAAATTCAGAATCATATGACGCTACAGCGAATAATGAACAAAATCAATCTAAAAAAGAATCTGATAATAAGGAGGAAACTATAGTGGCGAGTCAAACGATAGTAACTGATGAACCAACACACTCAATACAAGAATTTATAGATAATAGTGAAGCACTTGGCTACAAGAAAGAAGTAGTTGCAGGTGCTTTATTTAGTTGCAAAAAATCAGAACTTACAAAAACAGAATTTGAAGCAATGGTTAAAGAATTTTTAGGGAAGAAGGTTGAATAATGGCAACAGGTAACTGGGATGAAAAAAATAAGCCAACTATACCTGGTTGGTATAACAGATTTAAGAATAAGGCACAAGAAAGAATTGGTACAGGTATCCATGGTATTTTAGCTATGCCGGTTAAAGCTAATTGGGGACCAGTTAATACTGTTACAGCTATAACGGTAACATCAACATCAGAAAACACACTGAAGAAAACATTTGGAGAAGATCCTAATTATACTGCATATAGATTAGGAAAATTAGCTTTACTTGGCCAACCTAAAGCAGTTTTATTTTATAGGATTGTAGATGGATCACAAAAGACTGCTACTTTAACTCTTAAGAATAATGCATCAACACCTGCAGATGCAATTAAGCTTGAGACTAAGTATCCAACTATAAGAGCGTTCAATGTTACTATTAGGAATAATATAGCTGATTCATCTAAAGTAGACTTTATATTGTATGAAGGAGCAACTCAATTATTTTCTATGAGTGCTATAAGCGGAGATATAGATGATATAATTTCAGCTATTAATTCAAATGTAGAAAATGAATATCTTATTGCAACTAAAGTTTCAGGAGCCACAGGAACAATAGGTAATGTAGCAAATCAAGCTTTAACAGGTGGAAATGATGGTACAGCAGGAATAACAAATGAGCATTATTTAGATGCAATGAGTGCATTTGAAGGCTATGGTATGGATGGATTCACACTAGATGGAATTTCAGATCAGTCACTTCAAGCAAGCGTAAAGGCTTGGGTAATTAAAAATAAAGAAGAAGGAACAAATATAATTGCTTTTGTAGGTGGACCACAAAGCAATTATTCATTAGAACAGGTAAATAGCAGATCAAAAGAATTTAATCATGAAGATATTGTTAATGTATTCGCTACAAGTGCTACTTATGATGGAAACACATATACAAGTTCAGAGGTAGCTGTTTATATAGCAGCATTAGCAACAGCGGCAGGATTAAAAGACAGTATATGTAATGCGGTTACTATCTTTGATGATATACAGCCTAGACTTAATAAAACAGATACTGCAGCAGCACTAGCAGCTGGAACGCTAGTATTAGCTAAAGATGCTGACAATGTCATTGTGGTTGACGATGTTAATACCTTTAAGAATTATACAGATGATAAGACAGAGGTATTTGGAAGTATAAGAGCAATAAAGTTTATGAATGCTGTAGATGGCGATACATCACTCAAGAGAAAAGATTTCGTAGGAAAAGTTACTAATGATGATACAGGTAGAACATTAATAATCATAGCTTTAAAGCAATATTTTGAGACTTTAGTTGCAGCAGGTGTAATTAAAGATGATTTTACAGTTGAGATTGATACGGAATTACAAGCAAATGCCAAGTCAGATGAATTCTTTTGGAAATGGGATGCTACTTATCTTGATGTTATTAAAAGAGTTTATGGTACTGGAAATGTTACAAAATAAGAAAGGCAAGGTGATATAAATGAATGATGTATTAGATGCGAGCAGAGTTTGCTCTGGAACTTATGGC